ATATGGTTTAAAAGTTCAAAATAGTGGTGGAACTGATAATTTTGTTGTTAGAAATGATGGTAATGTTGGTATTGGAACATCATCTCCTTCTGAGAAGTTAGAAGTTAGTGGTAAAACAAAAACCGTTAACCTACAAATAACATCTGGGGCGACGAATGGGTATGTACTAAGTTCAGATTCATTAGGTAATGCTACATGGATTCCGGGTTCAAGTATTAGTGGGGTAATACCAACATTTTTAGAACTAAACGATACAGATAAAACTGTATGGAATAACGGACACAATAATCAAAGTTATAATACATCGTTTGGTGAGTTAGCTTTAAGGGTTAATACATCAGGTAATTATAATACCGCTATTGGGTATGGGGTATTAAAAAATAATACCACATCAAGTAATAATACTGGTGTTGGTAACGCGTCATTACAGGCAAACACAGGATCTGAAAATACAGCTATTGGGTATAATGCATTATTTTCAAATACAACAGGGGGGTATAACGTTGCGGTAGGTTCAGGTGCGTTATATACAACTAGTGGTAGTAGTATGGTAGCTATTGGTTATCAATCATTGAACCTAAACACTACAGGTGCTAATAATACAGCTATCGGGCATACAGCATTAAGAAATAATCTGACAGGTGGTGCTCTTACTGCGTTAGGTGTCAGTGCTCTTTATGCTAATACTACTGGTGACATTAATACCGCAATAGGGAGTTATGCTCTTAACGCTAATACTACTGGTGCAAACAATACGGCCGTAGGTGGTAATGCTGGAGTGTCCAATATTTCGGGAGATCAAAATTCCGCTTTTGGTTTTAATGCTTTATCGACAATTACTACAGGTTCAAGTAACACAGCTATAGGTTGTAATTCTTTAGCATATGCGACTAATTGTGATAATAATATCGCAATAGGGCTTTCTTCATTGATAACTAACAAGGGATCCGATAATATTGGAATTGGTGTTAATACAAGTAGTGGTAATTTTAATGGTTCTATAATTTTAGGTAAGTACGCTACAGCAACAGCAAGTAACCAATTTGTTGTGGGTAGTTCATCAGTAAATGCCGGATCGGTAGTTTCTGAAATAAATACATCTTCTAAAGTATGGAATGTAATTATTAATGGGGTGGCAATAAAAATATTGTTAGCTTAATAGATATTGACTTTTAAAAAATTTAATTTATATAAAAAAATTATGACACCAGAAGAAGCAACAAAAGTAATTGAACAAGCCTTAAATCAAGGTTTTACAAAAGGAGCATATAGTTTACAGGATGCAGTAGTTATTGTAGAAGCATTAATAGTATTGAATCCAAATAAAGACCAAATAAATAATACCTTATAGTTAACCCTCATCATATAAATCCTTTTTAGGTTTTATAACATTAGGTTTTTCTTTACATCTTTCACGGATTAACTTTTCCACAAAAGAAAACATTTTAAGTCCATTCTCTTCACAGTAGGTTTTTAACATAGTGTGTGTCATGGTTGTTATCTTGATGTTTTTGTCTCTTTTCATTAGTTAGTAATACATAAATATTACACTAATCATATAAAAGTAATACACTTGTCATACTAATCTTCATTTATTATTTACTTTATAAAAACTTTTGAAAAAAGTGACAATATTTATATTAAAATAACTTAAAACAAAAAAAATAAAGTAAATGGCTTCACAAAAAATATTTATGTCACCAGGTGTGTTCACATCTGAAAAAGACTTAACTTTTGTGTCACAACAAGTTGGTGTGACAACATTAGGTTTAGCTGGTGAAACAGTAAAAGGACCCGCATTCGAACCAATATTCATCACGAATTATGATGAGTATTTAACAATTTTTGGTGGTTTAAATCCTGAAAAATTCAGTAACAACAAACCAAAATATGAACTTTCTTATATTGCTAAAAGTTACCTAACCCAATCAAATCAATTATTCGTTTCAAGAGTTTTAGGTTTAACTGGTTATAAAGCAGGTGACGCTTGGGCAATCTTATCAAGAGCAAACTATGACCCTACAACAATTGTAACAGGTACGACAACAACCTTTACTGCTGATTTTAGTGGTGGTACGAATTATTATAATATTAACCAAGTTGGTGGAGGTGGTGACGCACAATACCTATATGATTCAGGTTTCTTCCCTAATGGACCAACGTTAACAACTGCTAGTATTCCAGGTGTTACAACTGTTTATCCTGAAGGAATTATATTTGATAGAACTGTAGGTTCAGCATTTTCAGGTGTATCAGCAACAATAACTCATGTTAGTGGTGCTGGTTTAACAGGTACTACTTCTGGTACTGTTACAACTTATTCAGCAACAACTTATACTGAATATGACAAACGTGTATTAGCTGTATTAAGATCAAGAGGTACTTATTCAAGTGACCAATTTACTTTCGCAACTGACCAATCAATTAATGGTGTTACAGTTAATATGACTCCAGCTTTAGATAATCCTTTAGCACAGTTTTCATTAACAGCTTATTGTATCGGTTTATCTGCCACTTCAGTTTATGATGTGTCATTAGATTCAACAAGTAGAAATTATATACCAGGTGTACTTGGTGTTGATTGTCACGATAGAGGTTCAAGAATTTTTGTTGAACAAAATTATCCAACAATGTTAAAACATATGATTGATAATAAATACATTATTGGTCTTGACGCTGATTTATTGTATGTAGATAGTTTTAATAACTACCAACAACAATATCAAACACCCGAAACTCCTTGGGTTGTATCTGAACTTCGTGGTAATAAAGTTGTTAAATTATTTAAATCTGTTTCTATCTCTGATGGAACGGCAGCAAATAGTGAAATTAAAATTTCAATTCAAAACATCGATCCTGATGGAAAAGAATTTGATGTTGTAGTTAGACAATTTGGTGATGTAGATTCTAAACCTTCAATCCTTGAATCATTTACTAAGTGTAACATGGACCCTTCAACAAACAATTTTGTTGGTAGAAGAATTGGTACTGCAGATGGTGAGTTTACGTTAAACAGTAAATTTATCATGTTGGTTTTAAATCCTAACGCACCGATAGATGCTTTCCCAGCTGGTTTTGAAGGATACATTGTACCAACTTTTGACGGTATAATTGGTTCAACCCCAACAACAGCTTTAGCTCCTTATATTGATTACAAATTAAAATATGACCTAACTAATGAAAGAATTAGAAAAGTTTATTTAGGTATTAGTGATACAGTTGGTATTGACCAAAATTTATTTAATTGGAAAGGTTTAACTGGTTCTGACACTTATTGGACAGCAACTACTCAAGGATTCCATATGGACTCTGGAGCTACTATAGCAGGTAACTTTGAAGTTGGTGAATTTCAATTTAGAGATGGTGTTGGAATTGAGGGTACATATTATGAAAGCACTAGTGCTAGAAAATTCACTTTAGTTCCTTACTTTGGTTATGATGGTTGGGATTGTTACAGATTATCTAGAACAAATACTGATAGATACAGAATTGGTAAGGCAGGATTTACAGCAGGTTTAGCTAATGGTCAATTCTTACAATTTGGTCCACAAGACGGTACTTCAGATTTATACGCTTATTGGAATTGTATTAAAACTTTCGCTAATCCTGAGGCTGTTAACATTAACGTGTTCGCAACAACTGGTATCGATTGGAGTCCTTCTTCTTCATTAGGTAATAACTACTTAGTTCAAGAAACGATTGACATGATTGAACAACAAAGAGCTGACTCTGTTTATATTGTAACGGCACCTGAAAATGTTAGTTATGATACGGCAGATGCAACAGTAGGATTTGGATTCAATTCAGTTTCTATTGATACTCCTGACGCTTTAATTAGTTTATTAGACGCAGCTGATATCGATTCTAACTACACAGCCACATATTGGCCATGGATTCAAGAAAGAGATACAGAAAATAATGTTAACATTTGGTTACCACCAACTCTTGAAGTTGTTAGAAACATCGCGTTAACAGATAACATCGCTTTCCCTTGGTACGCAGTAGCTGGTTACAATAGAGGTTTAACAAACGCTATTCAAGCACGTGTTAAACTTACTGAAGGTGATAGAGATACTCTTTATGAAGGACGTGTTAATCCATTAGCAACTTTCTCAGATGTAGGTGTTGTAATTTGGGGTAATAAAAACTTACAAATTAAAGACTCTGTTCTTGATAGACTTAATATCAGAAGATTGTTATTACAAGCTCGTAAATTGATTACAGCGGTTGGTGTTAGATTATTATTTGAACAAAATGACCAAATCGTTAGAAATCAATTCTTGAATCTTGTTAACCCAATCTTGGATAACATCAGAAAAGAAAGAGGTTTAGCTGACTTTAGAGTTCAATTATCTAATGACCCTGAAGAAATCGATAGAAATGAAATGAGAGGTAAGATTTTCTTAAAACCTGTACCTTCATTAGAATTCATCATTATTGAATTTAATGTTACTCCAACAGGAGCATCTTTCGATAATATCTAATAATAAAAATAAAAGAACCTATGTCAAAGTAGGTTCTTTTTCTAATACTAACATATTTATAATAAAAACAAAATTATGTCAAAAATAGTTAAAAAGGCCGACCTTGATGTACTTATCGAAAGTACTTTAAAAAAAGCGGGAATCGTTAAAGTGGAACCTAAAGAGGTGGTAACTGAATCAAAAGTTGTTGTAGAAGAACCTAAAAAAGAAGTCATTAATGAAGACTTCAAAAAAGAATTGGAAAAATTCAATAAATTAACAAATTTTAAACACTAAATATAAAATGGCAACAAGATATAAATTAAGTAAAGAACAACTTGAGAGAGTTGTTGAAAACTTCGTAATGGAAGCGGCGTCAGCAAAAGCTCCTGTAAAAAACATGATTCCTTCTCAAGGTTCCGAGGCTAAAAAACATGTGAAAAATAAAATTTCTGGTAAAATTGTAGATAAAAGTGAAGGAATGCCTTCAGTTACTCCGATGAAGAAAAAACTTTCTCACGCACCTGAATCTAAAAAATTCGTATCTAATTCTAAAATGACTCACTCTAATAAAGCTAAAGTTGTTAAAGAAAATGAAGTTATCGAAGAAGGTATGTCACCAGAAGAATTAAAAGCTAAAGCGGAATCAATGTGGAACGCTCAACAAAAAGATATTTTACAAACAATTGTTAATAAGTGGAAATCTAAAAAAGAAGAAGCTTTTGGTGATTGGGCTAAAAAATATTTTGAAGGTGGTGATGTTAAAAAAGCTTTAACGTCTATTCTAGAAGATCAAAAAAATAAATTTATTGAGGCTTACGTACAAGGTGGAGGTTCTGCTTTAGGTGGATTTAAATATTCAACTGGTGAGTATGTAGAAGGTAATAAAGGTGGATTTATGAATTCCCCAACCGCTTGGTAGTTTTATAACGGTATTAAATAAAAACCCCCATAATTGGGGGTTTTTTGTTATTCAAAAGTTTTATCAGTGTTTATGTAAAACATATCGATAAATAATAAGATTAAATCAATTTCTAACTGAATACTTCTAACTTTTAACACAAAAAATAAAGATAAAAATACACCACCAATAACAAAAGTGTTATAAGATAACACCGTTAAAGGTATAGCCGTAATTAAAATAAATAAGGCTAAAAATTTATAGAAGTTAATTTTAATACGAAGTCTGTTAACATATTTTAAATAATTGTTAAAGTCTTTCAATATATTTTCCTGTAACTCTTCTTGTGATAAAGACAATAGTCTATCCAATTCATCATTTAAATTATTTTCCATATACAAATATAATAATAAATATTGTTTAGGCAAAATAAAACCCCTAAATCATTTAGGGGTTTATACTTATTTAGTTCTATCTATTACAACATAAATTGTGTCAATGACTTTACCTGTGACTTTTGGTTGTGTTCCGTTAAAAGCGTTACCAAAATTTTTCTCTAACACTTCTACTTTAGAAACAAAGTGGTTAGTTTCACCTCTATTACCTAACCAATTTTTACCGATTGTTTCATGGTAAATTAATTTAACTTTCCATCCGTGTTGAGCTGCCGAATCTAATGTGTTAACTACTTCTTCATTAGGTCTATCGTTGTCAATTGAGAAATCAAATGGTACACTACTGTTCATACCTGTTTGTGTAACGTTTAAATGTCCTTCCCAACTTTTCCAAACAATACCTGTTTCAGAAAATTGTGTTATTACACCAATTCTTTCGCCGTTTGAATAATTTTCAGAACAAGAACTTAATAATAAAACTACTCCGATTAATGTTAAAATTTTTTTCATATTATTTTTTATTTATTTTTTGTGTTGGTTTAATTAATACTTCATCTATAATCCCATAAGCTAACGCCTCATCAGCTGATAACCATAAATCTCTTGTTGCGTCTTGAGCAACTTGTTCTGCTGTTTTATTACAGTAACCACCCAATAAACCAAAAAGAATTTCATTTGTTTTTTCCCATTCTTTCATTGTGATACGAGCGTCTTGGATATTACCCATAGCCCCACCACTTGATTGATGTAACATTGTTTTTGAAAATCTTAAAGAACTTCTCATACCTTTAGTTCCAGCTCCTAGTAATACAGAACCCATTGATGCTGCCATACCTGTGTTGATGGTTGCAATAGGTGCTTTAATGTATTCCATAACATCGACAATACTTAACCCTGATTTTACAGAACCACCAGGTGAGTCAATATGCATGGTTATTGTTTTGTTAGAGTTTTGTTGGTCTAAAAATAATAACTGTGCCTGAACTATTGTAGACATTCTGTCGTTAACTGGTCCCGCAATCCATAAAATTCTATCCATCATTAATCGTGAAAAGATGTCAATCTGTGTTGCTCTCATCTCTCTTTCTTCCAATACATAAGGTGTCATACTACCTTGTATTGTTACTTGAGACATTAAATTTTGGTAATCGTGTAAAGTATTAGAACCAATCCCTTGGTCTTTTACTGCAAATTTTTCGAATTCGTTCATATGGTTATATATTTTTATGTATTTAAAGATATTTATAATAAAATTAATTGTCAAATGATATTAACCGAAAAAGAATTAAACGAAGCTAAAAATAAGGATATAGAAAAAATCGTACAAGAAATTGTTGAATGTTCTAACTTATATTTTGAGGGCCAAAAATTATTATCCGAAAATAAAATTTCTAAATCCGAAGTTGATTCTATTAATGAAGGTTTGTGGGAGAAGGTAAAATACGGTCTTTCTAAATTAGGCCGTTATAAGGTTGGTGGCAAACTAACTGGTAGAGGTAAAATAGACCAAGACACAGCGGCTAAAATTCAATCTATTTTAGATAAAAAAGGTAATGAAGTTATCAAAATATTAAATTCTAAAATTAAAGAAGAAAACCCTGAATTTCCTAACAATGAAAAAGGTGAACAGTTTTTAAAAACTGTAATGGAAATTGCTACAGTTTATGATTCTATTGTTGAGGCAACAAAAAAGAATCCTGAAGAAGAAGGTTACCTACCAATTGACGCAGCTAATACTGTTATTGAAGATTTAGCTGAATATGTTAAAAAATATTTAGACGTTGATTTAAAGGCGGCATATTCAGTAATGGATTCTGAAGAAGAAAAAGTTGACTCTGACTCAAAAGAGGAACTTTTAACTGATGAGGTTGATGACATTAAAGAGGATGAACATTCTGATGTTAGAGATAAATTACAAGCAAAAAAAGGTGAAGGTGATATAAAGAGAGATAGTGAAAGAATGAAAACCTTAAAGTCTAACAAATTACCTTTATTGTTAGCAGGTATTGGTGCGTCTATGGGAGCTTTCTCTTGGTTGGCTAATACAGAATGGTTTAAACACTTATTTGATGAAAATTTTAGTTTCACTAATACAGAGCATATAAAAAGTATTATTCAAACAAAAACAGAGGTTCTTAACGATATTAAACCTGGTGAAGGTGTTTATAAATTATTAGGTAGAGTTACAAATCATCATTTAGATGGGCACTCAAGTCCTTCAGAAATGGTTGAGGCTTTAAAACAAATTGGTGGTGGTGACGCTAATAAAGGTGTTGACCTATTATGTCAAGATGGTGGAGTTATGATGAAACCAGGTGAGGCAGCAAAAGGATTACATGATTTAGTTAATAATCCCGACCAATACCATAATTTAGGTGATATGTTTAAAGGTACTGCATCTGGTACAGGTAAATTAGTAGAACCAGGTACAGGTTTAAACACAACTTCATACGGTACAATAGCTGGTAGAAGTTTAACTTCAATGTTAGTAAAATCATTACCAACAATTATTACAAAAGTGGTAATTAAGACTGGTGTTAAAACAGGAGCTGGTTACGCAGTGGCTAAAGGTTTTGGGGCTGTTTTGGGTCCAATAGGTATCACTTTAGTTTCAGCAGGTATTTTGGTTAAGGCCATGAGAATGAAAGGTCAAAAACAATCTAGAGCTAAAACATTAAACGACCTGTTCCAATCAATACAACCAATTAAAGGTACACAAGAAAATATTCCTGTATTACCAGAAAGACCAGAACCAAATGGGGAAGAACCAAAAGGTAATGATGAACCAATAAAAGGTGGTGAAAATCAAACACCGACACCGACAATACCACAAGACTTTCTTAAAGGTAATAGAAATATGCAATTAGCGTATTTATCAGAATTATTTTTACCACAAGGAAAGGGTTTATGGGATAGTCTAGGACTTAAAAGAGGCACAGTAATACCTAGTGGGTTCTTAGATGCAGCTTTAGGACAAGGTAAAAAAGATAGTGGAAAATATTTAAAAGCTTATTATAACCATTTGAAAAAAGAAGATTCTTTTACTAAAGACCCTGGTAATTCCGGTGCTTGGTTAGCCAAAGTAAAAGCAAATGAAACACAAGCTTTAATTAAATGGGTTAGAAATACAAGAAAAAATATTGGCCCATTCTTAAAAGCGTTAAACGATGAGTTCCCTGAATTTTCAATTGGTAAAAGAGCTAAAGCTAAAACAGTTAGACCAGGTAAAAGAGGTGAGGCTATGGGTACTTCAGGTATAAATGATTCTATAGAAAATAGATTGGGTAATTTATTAACTGAAGATGTTAACTTAGGTGGTTCAGCATCTAAAGCCGGATTTGATAAAACAATATTTATGAAAAATCTACCTCAATTTATGGAGATGATAAGTTCAATGTATTATGGTATTAAAGGTTCAAAATTAACTTACGATAAAGAAGGTGTATTAAAAGTATGTAAACCTTTTGGTTGTAAGGCCGGTTCAGGATCTGGTTATAAGAAAACAAAATCTGATGATTATGTTTTACAACCTGAGTCAAAAATTTCTTCTAATAAAAATTTAAATGAAGAAATTTCAAAAATGAAAGATTTAATGAAGAGAATAATAAAATAATTGCTAAAATTAAAATATAGCATATTTATAATAAAAGATAACAACTTAAAAAAAACAAAATACTATGGCAGATTTGCTAATGAGGATGCCCGTTCCATACGAGCCTAAAAAACAAAATAGATTTATTCTTAGATTCCCATCACCTCTTGGTATTCAAGAGTGGTTTGTGAAAACAGCGTCAAGACCTAAATACACTTCAGAAGAAACTGAAATTCAATTCTTGAATACATCAACATTTGTTGTTGGTCGATTCACTTGGGAGACAATGGACGTTACTTTTAGAGATCCTATCGGTCCTTCTGCGGCACAAGCAATTATGGAGTGGGTTCGTTTACATTCAGAATCAGTAACAGGCCGTCAAGGTTACGCTGCTGGTTACAAGAAAGACGTTGAGTTAGAATTACTTGATCCAACAGGTGTTGTAATTGAAAAATGGATTCTTCAAGGTACAATGTTAACAAGTGCTGACTTTGGTTCATTGGATTATTCTACATCGGATATTGCTGAGATTACTGGTACGCTCAGATTTGACCGTGCCATACATGTCTTTTAGCATTCCTTTATCAAATACGAACTTTGTCCTCCTTGTGTATATTTATTATATATAAGGAGGATTTTTTATGCAATATATCTGTAAAGAATGTAATTTAGAATTTAAAAGTTTATGGGGGTTGTCTTCCCATAACGTTCAAAAACATAAATTAAAACCAGAAGATTTATACATAGAGTATGAGTTAAACGGTCAAAAACCAACATGTGCTTGTGGTTGTGGAGAAAAACCAAATTTTTTAGGTATAAAAAAAGGTTTTGTAAAATATCTATTAGGCCATGCCTCTCGTGTTAATAACAATTGGGGTCATAATGTTGAATCTAATAAAAAATCACACCAAACCCAAAAAAAGCTTTATGAAAGTGGTGAGTTAAAAATATGGAATAAGGGTTTAACAAAAGAACAGGATATAAGGTTAAACTATGGTGAAAAGATATCGTCCAACAAAGAACGTTCTGAAAAAATATCTAAAGCTCTAAAAGGTAAAAAACGACCAAAAGAAGTTTTAGAAAAATTAAATGAAGGTATGTTAAACTATTGGTCAAAAGATGAAAACAGAGAAAAAAAATCACATGAACGTATGGTTTGGATGTTAGAAAATGATTTCACTGTTAAATCAAAATTAGAGGAAAAATTTTTAAACTTAATACTTCCCAATGTAGAATATGTTAGACAATACTATGTAAGGGATATAAAAGCTTATTACGATTTCTACATCCCTAAACATAACATTTTAATAGAGATTGATGGTGATTTTTGGCATTGTAACCCTGAAGGTAAACACCCAAAACCTATATATGAATCACAATTTAAAAATTTAAAGAAGGATAAAATTAAAACTGATTGGTGTGTTAACAACGACATCCCCTTACTAAGATTTTGGGAAAAAGATATAAATGATAATCCTGAAATGATAAAAACCAAATTATCTGGATATTTATAATTAAGATGAAAAATCTAATTAAAAAAATATTAAAAGAAGAACAAGACGAGTTTGAATGGGCTCGTGGTCTTGATGTTAATCAAGCCGAAAAAGAAATTAAAAGACCTTTTGTTGGTGTTGAATATGATTATAGTTTTGATGGACCAGAATTATATCAAATGTTGGTTGATGCTGGTGTTCGTGATATTAACAAACTAAAAGAGATTGGTGAGTTTCTACATGGTGAGGTTGAATCTGTTTATGATAGAGGAAAAGAGGCGGGTTATGATAATTGTGATTGTGACGGATGTTGTGATGATTATGTTTATTATGAAGATGCGGATAGAGATAAAGAGGAAGCACGTGAAGAAGGATATCAAAGTGGATATGATTCCGCTAAAGAAGATTCTGAATCTGAAATAGAAGAATTAAAATCACGTATAGAAGAATTGGAAAGTCGTTTAAATGAAGGATAGAATAAGAAAAATACTAAAAGAGGTTGAAGACGAGTTTGATTGGGCTCGTGGTTTTGACACAACAAAAGTTGAGCAAGAGATTCAATCTGGTTGGTCTAAAACTGATGATGAATATGATACAAGCATTTTAGCAATATATCAAACATTAGTTGATGCCGGTTTCCAAGATATAAATACATTAAAAGAAGTTGGCGAAGAACTTTATGACCAATTTGAATCTGTTTATGATAATGCAAAAGAGATTGGTTATGAAAATGGTCAAGAAAATGCTGGTTGTGACGGATGTTGTGATGATTATTATAGTTGGGATTATGTACAAGAACAAGTGGATGAGGCTAAAGAATCGGCATATGATGATGGTTTTGATAGAGGTCGTGAAGAAGGTCGTGAAGAAATGGAAACAGAAAAAGAATCTGAGATTGATGATTTAAAATCCACAATTGAAGAATTAAGAGAAAGAATTGAAGAGTTGGAAAATAGGGATGAGGAATAGTATAAGAAAAATATTAAAAGAATCTGAAGAATGGTTTGATTCCGTAAGTAATGATTTTGCTAATACTGAATTACCTTTTGAGGTTATTGGTTTAAGAAATAGGCCAGCAATGAAAAATATGTTTATTATTAATTCAACTTGGGATTATGGTGATAGAACTTTAAGAGAAGAATATCATTTCAAATCAGATAATAACGAATCCTTTCAAACTTTTATAAATGTTTGTAAATTTTACAGTACTTTATTAAGTAGTAATGATACTGAAAGATGGCAAGATGTTGATAGAATAGTTAAAAGCATTGGTTTAAGTATTTCCTCGTATGATGAAGATGATAATTACGGTACTCCAAAAGATATGTCAGATTATTGTTTGGGTCAAGACTACCCGGCTGTATTATATAGTGTACAAATTAGTTATTATGACAAATCGGGTGTTGAACATGATGTTAAATTAAAATAAAAAAGGGACT